GTCCTGATGCTTACAATTGGAATTACGGGGATGTACATAATTTAAAACATTGTATTATCAATTTGATAAAAAATTCAATAAAATATAGAGAACTTTCTAGGCTCTCTGTAATTTCTATACAAATAAAAAAAGTAGAAAAAATACATAATAAAAAAATAAATAAACCAACACCACCAGCATCAGCAAAACGAACAATCAATATAAAAAGATCACAAATGTCTTCACGTTTAATTAAAAATATGCAAATGATTTCTATTAGAATAATAGATAATAATAATCATATATTACCAAATATAAAAGAAAAATTATTTGAACCATTTAATTCAACCAGTGGGTCTGGATTAGGACTGTACATTTGTAAAAATATAATTAATTTGTACGGAGGAACTATTACACATAATTTTATAGAACCTATTGGTAATGAATTTTCAATAACGCTATCATTAGAAATTTACGAAAATAATAGTTGTAAATTATTATCATCTATATGTGTTTCGGAAGATAGAATTTGTTCTCGCCCAATAGGTGATAACTTAGTAATAGAAAAATCTAGTTCTTCCAAAGATGAAAATGTTTTCATTATTTTACTGGTTGATGATAGTATATTGAATACTAGGATGATGCATAAAATGTTGAAAAATATGAATATTTTCAATAATATTTACATTTCTAGTGATGGAAATGATGCTATTGAAAAAATATCAAGTAATTTACTAAGTATTAATGTAATTTTTTTAGATAAACATATGCCAAATTTAGATGGCATAACTACAGCAAAAAAACTGCGAGAATTATCTTATAATAATTTAATATTTGGAGTTACGGGAGATGATAATTCTACAGAAATTGCCAACTTTTTAAATAGTGGAGTAGATAATGTGTTAATAAAACCACTTAATATTATTGTCATAAATATGGTTATAAAATTTATAAAAAAAAATGGAGTAATTCGAAAGAAAAATAGTACTATAATTAACGTAAATGAGGAATTACAATGGATGGAAATCGAATCATGCAAAATTGAATAAAAATATATGGAATCATAATTTATAACCTATAATAATGACAATTAAAATTGCTGTTTCTTCTATTTCTAATAGTGAATTAGAAGACATTTTGTTTCATTATAATGCAATGAAACCTGCAAATTCAGGAGTTTTAGAGAAATTACATTGCAGGGAAGGTGGATTTAAAATTATACCATTTGCTGTAGGGATCGTGCCAGAAATACATAAAAATCCTGTAATGAATCAGTATGAGATAGAAATAAGAAAAACTCGAGAACTAAGATGGAATGCTGGTAAATACTTGGTAAGTTATTGTAATATTCCGGCATTTTTAGTTGAAGAAGAATTATTATTATTTAAAACAATGCAATTTATATTAGGAAAAGAAAAGGTTGAATATTATGAAACGTATGGTGATGCAAAAAAGGATAGCCCTTCCATTGTTGAAAACTTGTTAGTTCAAAAGGATTCTATACGCAATTTTGCTTATTCACCACCTACAAATAGTTTTATTTCCCGAATTTCAAACAAACTCTAATGACATTATCTGGGTTTTACTACGTTACACTCCTCAGCACCACCAAAGGTGGTGCAAGGTTGTATCCCCTGTAAGGGGATACCGACCGTAAAACCCATTAAACCAACATCGACAACGAAAATGATGCTATTATTTATGACACTATTTCGACACATTTCATAGAAAATTGATTAATATTTCTACAAAAACTATATCATATCAAACATAACAACACAATGATGCAACAACAACCACAACAAGAACAAGCGCAACAGGTAACAGTTCCAAAGAAAATCCAGTGTGTATTACCTCACGTCTTGCCAAGAAGAATGAGAGATTTCAGCAATACTATCAATGACGCATCTATTGTAGATTATTTGGGAATTGTTTCCCGAAATAACGATTCACTTTCGTTCAAAATGGAAATGTTTCCCGAACAAAAATTTAGTGTTTTTAGTGTAGATTTCGTAACCCAAAATACCCCAAATTTAAAGATTAATTTTATGGATTTACCTCAAGAAATATCTGACATTGTCAGTAGTTATTCGAGCAATTTCATTTCTTTGAAATTCCGAATTGATTATCTTGTAAATTATCCGTTTGATACTCCGGTATGGTCATTGATTTACGAAAAGAATGATATGACGCATTTACCAAGCAATTTTGTATTGAATGATTATTATCAAGAATTAGCAGAAAGACATAATGGACAGTACAATGAAGTGTCTAGAGGTTTCAATTGGACTCCTTCTATGACTATTCGCACGGATATGATAAATTTCATTATGAAAATTCTTCATTTTGATGTGATCACTGATTTTTGTGAATAAAAAATATAAAAATATAAAAAAATAGTAAATATTGTACATATTGTATTTTTTTGTGAAGGTTTTACGGCACCTTTGGTCAGCGAGTTGGCACATCTCTTTTATCACAAACCGATCTGGAGAACCGAATTTAGGAGTCTTAAAATCACTTTTGATTGCTCCTTTTATAAAACCTTATGGTACATCGAGTGAAGCTCGATGTATTATTTGCAAGGGAGTTCTCCATAATATCAATTAAGATAAAAAATTGATATTTTGTTTGTTTTATTATCACATATTACATATAATGCCGAACGATTGTTATAATATAGTAGAAATCTCCCACGATGATCCTAATACGATCAAACGTCTGGTAGAATGCTTGGAGAAAGACCCACCCGAATTCTTTGCAGCATTTGCGCCTTGTCCTAAAAATGATTCGTGTGTTTCCTACTGGGGAACAAAATGGGATGTATATGACGTAAGCATTGATGATAAAAGTGATGATAACACTATTAATATATCGTTTAGCACTGCTTGGAGTCCACCTATGAGAGCATATTCCTTGTTACAAACATTAGGTTTTACGATCAATGCCAAATTTATGGAAACCGGGGGGGATTTTTGCGGATACTGGAATGTTGGAAAAGAAATTATATATGAGAACGTGTTGGATAATATAAACGATGTCCCTGAAGAGTTCCATTGCTATTTTGTTGTAGAAGATGAAGACGCGTAACATTACCTATTTTATGTGTTATTCTTAAAAAAATTATTCACTTCTTTAATGCTAATAATATAATAATAATATTTATTCTTTTTTACACCATAAACATTATAAATTCTTTAAGTACTATTTTTAATTTATTCTAAAATTGATAAAACGTGTGAGAAAGTCGACCGAGGTTTTTGAAAATGGACATTTATAAATGTCCAAATAAATGTCCAGTCCAAAAGTCTTGAAATGAGCATTCCTCAAAAACTATATGTGTTACCATTCTGCAGTAAAAATGACAATAATGTTATTGAGTTGTTAGCATAAGGATTTTTGGACAAAATGATTTAGAGGGTTTTTTTATTATCATCATATGACAAAAATGGACAATAAAAAAACCCCAAAAAACCCAAATGTTTTTACGTGTACTCTTTGTGCATTCAATACACAGCATAAGGGTGATTATAATAAACATATTTTAACTGCAAAACATAAAAAGATAATAAATGATAACCCAATGTATCCCAAAATAATCTTTGCTTGTGATTGCGGTAAAGAATATACCAATCAACCGAATTTATGCCGTCATAAAAAAAAATGTAATTATAAACCTATTGATCAAGGTTTTTTGAACCTAACTACTAACTTAGCAGAAGTATCTAGCTTACCTAATGAGCAGAGCTTAACAAATGAGTTTTCAAAAAATTTTATAAGTTCTCAACTTATTTTTGATATCATAAAGGAGAACCAAGAAATAAAAAATTTGTTATTAGAACAAAACAAGCAGGTTATTGAACTTCATAAGGAAAATAATATATTGAATAAAGACAATAATATTTTGATAAATAAATTAGTGGAAAGAGAACCTAATATAAATAGTAATAACATTAATAGTAATAACACCATTAACAATAACAACAATCAGAAATTCAATTTGAATTTTTTTCTGAACGAAACTTGTAAGGATGCAATGAGTATTCAGGAGTTTATGGAGAACATTCGTATTACATTTCAAGACCTTATGATGATTGGTGATGCAGGATTTGTAACTGGTGTATCAGAAATTTTTTTAAAGCAATTACGCGATTTAGATTTAACAAAACGTCCGATTCATTGCACGGATTCCAAGAGGGAAACAATTTATTTAAAGCAAAATGCTGCGTGGAACAAGGATGACAAAGACAAGACTAACTTAAAACAGATGATAGAAAAAATAGAATATAGAAATGTGGTAGCACTCCGTGATTGGTGTAATGAGAACCCAGACGCCAGGGTAAATAATACCCCAAATAATATATTAAAAGACAAAATATATTTACAAACATTACAAGGAGATGATAAGACTCGTAATAAGATAATAAAAAATATTTCAAAAGAGATTTTTGTTGATAAAGAAGAGAACTTGACGATTACCTAGGTTCTCCATAACTCATTTTTATTTTGATTATGAAAATAAAAATAAAATGTTCTGTTGTAACCCTTCTGCGGTTGGGCGGCGAAGCCGCCCATATTAGTATGTCTTACCATAAATGGTGCAAAATAATATATATATTAGTAATATTTTACTGCATAATTAAAATATGATTTTTTACATTGAAGATTTATATTTGGACAAGTCGATAGTATTGAAATATTTCCATTCTTTGTTATGATAATATTTCACGGTAATTTCATCATCAGTGACAAACTCAAATGTAAATATTTCATCGTCACCTAACCAATAATCTTCATACTCATATCGTTCATCGTCCTTATCGAATTCTTTTACGGTTAAATAGTCATATAAACTAATCTGACGGATCAACCCGTCATCATAAGGATCAGGATTAGGTAGATGATCATACGAAAATGATAGCGCATTTGTTGTTATATTCCGCATATCATACAATCTCCACTCGCCAGGAAAAGACCACCTACACCCGTTAACAAAGATAAAATGTCCATTGGGTGAAACGATTAATGGCCCTGTCCAAATAATTTCCGAACCATTATTATAAGCGTTACTAAATTCCCGCTTGTTGGGATCATCAAACACTTGACCAGTTTCGCAGTTTACAAATAATTTCAACATATAATCACGCCCTCCAAACCACCATTCTTTATCGCCCAATTTTACAAATGTATTGATAGGTGAAGAATGGCTATTGAATTGCTTATATGTATAGATCATATTGCATGTTTCTACATTGATTACTTTCACAATCTCATATTTGTCCTTTTCGTGTTTGGTTTCTCCTTCTACAGACGAATAAATAGTATATGTGGTTTGATCACCACCGTCATCTTTTTCAATAGTTACTTTGTACTTCTTTGAATCCGAAAAAATATCGTTATTATTCATAATAGCTTACTCTATTATTTACACAAATCTTTAAGTTCAATTTTTATATTTTCAGGTTGTAATTTCATAATATAACCGGGACCTGTCACAGATGGATGTGCAGGAACCCTATGTGCAAATGATTTATTATACACATTCGACCAAAATGTATGATCGTTAGTACTAACCGCCCACACTTCCTCACATTGATTTGTTTCTAATTCTTTGATTACTTTTGATAAAATTTGTTTTCCTAGACCGCGATTTTGATATTCCTCGTCAATAAAAAATAAACCAATTTGTCCCGTAGTAATATAATATCGGATGTATCCAATTTTTGCGTCTTTATTATTATAATATTCTAACATAACACCGCCTAGTTTTTTGCACACAAAATAGTCATTCGGCTCGGACATTTCGGATGAAACGTATCTAACTTCCTTAAAATCAGTTATGATTAATGGAGTTCGAGAACTAAGAAAGAAGTGACTAAAAAAATTTAAAATTTTATACATAGTAGACTATATAACAACACATTTATTCTTTATATTTTTATACACCCTTGAACATTTTTTATGTAATTACCCACCCGCAAAAACAATATAATAAATTACATAAAAAATGTTCAAGGGTGTAAAGAATAAAAACCATTATAGAGAACCTGAGTGTGATTGGGCGGCGAAGCCGCCCTTGTTAGTAAGTCTTACCATAAATGTGCGAAATATTATTTTAAAATATAATATTTTACTGCATAACTAATTATGTAGGTTCTTCTCCGTTATGATATAATAGTATTTATTTGTCCCATTTCTATTTTCGGTCGGTGTAATATATTTTTGGGATTTAGCATAGCAACCTTTTGTTGCGAAGCTAAACCCTGATTAGATAAATTTGTAGATGTAGGTTGAGAGTCTGTAATTTGTTGCTTTGCAGAAATATTTACAGATGCTTCCTGATCTTCATAATCATCCTCCTCACTATCATCTTCTTCATCATCTTCCTCATCATCCTCTTCTTTTTTTAATTCATTTATTTTTGAACATTTTCTTTTATGAGTAATCAGCCCTTTTGCCGTAGAAACATTGAAAATTCTACATATATCACAAGTATAATTAGGCTTTTTAATATTAAGGTTCTTTGCAAAGAAATTATCTAGATTATTAAATTTAATTCTATTTAAACTAGACTGACTGTCTTTATGAGCTTGTTTTAAAAAACCTAGAACAGTAGTTCTTTGATTTTTAAAAAAGTTATATTCTTCATAAAATAATTTTAATTCATCCTTAGAAATAGTAATATTATTATTATCTTGTTGCTGATTTTGCTCTTCTAAATTTTTATTGTTTTTAACAAAATTTTTGATTAAACAATTAATTAATACATTTGGTTCATAAATTTCGTTATTTTCAAAAAATTCAATAACTGTAGGATCAGTAATGGTAATTTTCTTGCTCATTATTCATAATACAAACACAAATTTTAAGTTGTTTTTACAACTTATTAAATTAATAATTTGTAAATACAAGTTATATAGAAAGTAATTGATAATAATATTATATGAGTTCTATAAAACCTGTTGTAATAAATGTACCATTTGATAGTATTATTCCAGAAGAATTATATTTATTTTCAGCTAATGAAAATGAATTATTATTAAAAATTGGTGTAAAATTAATAACAGAAACAAAAAATAATCTACTATGCATTAGCAATGAAGAAACCATAAATAACTATAAAACGGATTTATGTAATGTTCACGAAAATGAAATAAAAGATTTTTTAAAAAAAATAAAAACATTAGAAGAGGAAAGCACACAATCTTTAAAAAACCAAGAAAAAAATTATGAAGCAATGATATCTTTTTATAAAGAAAATGTAGGACGGTTCGATAAAACAGCTGAAGAATTTAAATTAATGAATAATCTTTTGCAGAATGATTTAAAGGAAAAAAATGCGATAATAACAAATTTAAATAATACATTAATTAAAAATATGGCGGAAGAAGCAACAAAACGGGATGATATACTGCAAAAAATATTAGAACAGAAAAATCAATCTACTGTAGAAATAGGTAAAGAAGGTGAATTAGATTTTTTAAAAATAGCCGATGATACTTTTCGTGATTTTTCTGGGTATAATGGAGAACACGTAGCAGAACTTGACCACGTAGGTGATGTGCATTTATTTTTTAAAGATTTTAATATACTTTGTGATACAAAAAATCATAAAAGTATTGTTAGTAAAACTCATAGAGACCAAATATTAAATGATTTAAAACGAAATACGCAATTTAAATTTGCTTGGCTCGTTAGTTGTAAAACAAAGATTTGTAAATATAACAAAGCACCATTTATATTTGATTGCATAGTTGATGATGAAGGTGAAAAATTGTATATATGTTATATTAATAATTTTGATTTTACTGAAAATAAACAGGAATTATTACGTTCTATTTGGTATACTTGTAAAACATTATATGATGACGTTATACAGAAAAATAATGATAATGGAGAACTAAAAAAATTAAAAGTTTTTAAAGATAGCACGATAAAAACACTTGACGCAATGATGAAAACATCTAGAGAAATGAATGAGCAAATTAAAAATTTGCAAAAAACAAAACAAGTTCTCGATGATGCTATTAAAAGTATTAATAATAATAATAACACATTATCTATTAATGATAAATACTTTGAAATTATTAAAAACTGGTGGGTTAATATTATTGATGACCTTACAAATGATTTAAAAATGAATGAAATATTTAAAAGGTTCTCTAAGGATAATAAAAATAATGATATTACAGCAGAAGATTTTAGAAAAATAGTAATATCAATTGTCGGTGGAGATAAGATAATCTTCCCAAAAAGTAAAAATGGAAGTTATATTTTAAAAGGAAGCAAGTTTGGTAATTAGTATTTGATAAATAGAAAGTGTTATTTATCAAATAGAAACAGAAATTAGAGAACTGAAAACAGAAACTGATATTTGTAAATAGAAATTAGAGAACTGAAAATAGAAATTAGAGAACTGAAAACAGAAATTAGAGAACTGAAAACAGAAACTGATATTTGTAAATAGAAATTAGAGAACTGAAAACAGAAATTAGAGAACTGAAAACAGAAACTGATATTTGTAAATAGAAATTAGAGAACTGAAAATAGAAATTAGAGAACTGAAAATAGAAATTAGAGAACTGAAAACAGAAATTAGAGAACTGAAAACAGAAATTAGAGAACTGAAAACAGAAATTAGAGAACTGAAAACAGAAATTAGAGAACTGAAAACAGAAACTGATATTTGTAAATAGAAATTAGAGAACTGAAAATAGAAATTGATATTTGATAAACAGAAAGTG